GATTTATAATCCGTTTTTTGTTGCATTCTTTGACTGGACAGTGCAGCAAGGCCGACTTTTTGATTTCCACGAAGTCACTCCCTAAAAATTTTTTTTCTTTTTGTGAACACTCTGCACTGTTTACATTCCACCACATGGATTGGGTAGAACTAACAGACGAAGATGCGGAACGCTTAGTTAGTGCCATCACTCGCGCCAAAGATTACGCTAAAAAGATGGCCATATTCCAAAGCGGTTTTATCGCACCTGACATGAGATGGCTGCAAACATCAGCGCATGATCTTTACGATGAGCTATCACCACGCGAACGCGAAGTCTTTAGCATGCGCATACAACAACACACATTTCCGATTATTGCTGACGCGCTCGGCATCAGCGAAAGCAGTGCAAAGACTTACTGGCTACGGACCATGGCTAAATGTAGCAAGCTCTTCGTGTCGCCGAATAAACTATAAGTATATGGGAAAAAAAGCAGATATAGACCCGGATAAAGTCAAGATGCTTGCCAGTTTTGGTTGCACCTACCTAGAAATAGGTAAATACTTTGCTGTTAATGAAGCAGTAATACGCAAGAAGTACAAAGCAGAATACGAGCAAGGCAAAGAAGAGATGAAATTATCTCTGCGTCAGCTCCAATGGAAACATGCCGGCCAAGGCAACACGGCATTGCTCATCTTCCTAGGCAAGAATTACTTAAACCAAACGGACAAGTCTCAAGTGGACCACACCAACAACCTGGAGTTAGTGTTAAAAGAAGTGGGGTTTCAAGGTAACCCAATGGATGATCAAGCAGATAGTCAACAAAGAGAAATTGTGGAAGCTGGTGGGATACCAACCGATTCCGCAACAGCTTAACATACACAATTCCAAAGCTCGCTTTCGCATCAACTGCCAAGGCAGGCGCAGTGGCAAATCCTACTCAGCAGCATACGAAATACTTCCGTGGCTTTTAACGCCAAACACTCGTGGCTGGATAGTATCACCAAGCTACAACTTATCACAAAAGATTGCACGTATCATTAAAGAAGACATAATGGTAAAACTCAAATTGCCGATTGAGAACAAAAAAGAAGTTAATGGCGATTTGTATTACATGAAACTTGCCGGATTGAACTCTGAGCTATCGGTAAAGTCAGCAGATTCACCGGAATCCTTGATCGGTGAAGGCGTGGACTACTTGGTTATAGACGAAGCTGCAGCGATGCCAAACAAACTGATATGGGAGCAGTATCTCAGACCAACGCTATCCGATAGGCAAGGTTGGTGCTTGATGGTGTCTACACCACGTGGTTATAATTGGTGGCATAAATTATGGGAAAGAGGAAGTGATTCCAACTATCCTGACTGGGAAAGCTGGCAACATCCAAGTAGTGAGTCACCATTTTTTAAAGACAACCCGGAAGATTTAAAAAAGGAATTAACCAATGAAACTTTTTTACAAGAATATGAAGCACAATTCACATCGTTCTCAGGTAAGGTTTTTCCATTCGACTCCAATGTTCAAGTACGCAAAGACCTTAAATACAATCCCAGCTTGCCAACATACTGCTCAATCGACTTCGGTTTCCGTAAGCCTGCCGTTGTTTTCGCTCAGATCGACTTTAAGTCAAAAGGATTACCAACTATCTATCAGATTGACGAAATAGCAATGGTAGAAAATATCAAAACAGAAGACCTTGCTAATATGGTCCGTAAAAAACCATATCAGATTGCTGGATATTTTGGCGATCCGGCCGGTGGTGGTAGGAATAGCCAGTCCGGAATGAGTGATATACAGATTTTTTGGCGCAAAGGCATGCGCATACGATTTAGAAAAGACGCGATGACGCGTAATGTAGTAAATGGCGTATCACATATGCGTAGATGGTTTGAAGATGCTAATGGAGATACGCATTTCTTTGTATCTGATAAGTGCAAAGGTAGTATTGCAAGCTATGAAAATTACAGATATCCTGAGAATAGAGCAGAACAATCCATCAAAGAAGAGCCATTAAAAGATGGTGTATATGATCACATAAACGATGCTATGCGTTACATGATTGTAAACTTATTTCCTATTAAACAGAGAATGGCCGGAGTAATAGATTGGTAAGAAATATATGGTAACAATTCCTGATTTATCGCAGAGTGCGGTAGCTGAAAGTTTAAAAGATAGTTTAAGATACATCGAAGATGAACGCGTAAGAGAGCGCGATTATCTCATGGATTGGTACGAGGGTATCAATGTCGATGATTATGTGCGTGATTACTTTAGTGCAGAAACACTAAGGCAAGCGCCAATGCTAAATTCAAATATAACTGGTAGAGTCTGCGCTGTACGAGCTATGACATATAAGCGCCCCCCAAGAATGCGCGCTTCGGATACTTACCTTGCCTCCATAAACGTCCACAGTCTAAACGCGCAGCGCAGACAACTTGAAAGACTTACATTTTTATTAGGCTCAATGGCCTTTCGCTCAAGATGGTGCGAGATGGAACAGAAGCTAAAATATGAGATACTATCTCACTTTACGCCATTATTTCTTGCTGGAGATAGTAGAGATCAACCGATTGGCGTTTGCTATCCAATTGAGTTTCAAGGCAACAGCAGAATGGATGCACCAATGCATGCAGTATGGACCGAATCTAGACCAGGATACCAAGGCGAGCATTATCTTCTTGATGACCACGGACGCAAGATAAGCGTCAATGATGGTGATATCAATCCATATGGCGTAATGCCAGTTACCTTTTGCCATAGACATCCACCAATACGTGACTTTAATAGCGTAAAGAACGCAATGGATGTTGCGCAGGCTGACCTAGCGCTAAATGTAGCATTATTTGAGCTTGAGATAGCAGTAAGATATGGCGCAATGGGTATCAAGTTTGTTGCCGGTGTTGATGATGCAAGTAGGATTCAGATTGGTACAGATAAGATTTTATATTTACCTGAAGGTGCAAATTTTGGAGTAACCAATAGTGGTGGTTCGCTTCAAGAAATAGTGGACGCGACACGTTTTTTCGTGGAGTCAACCTTAAATAATAACCACATTAGAGCAAAATTTGCTAGAGATGACTCAGGTAACGCGCCAAGTGCAGCTAGTTTATCTATCTTAGAGATGGAAGCTAGAGATATCACCACTGGCGAAAAAGAAGATACATGGCGACCTTGGGAACAAAAACGCTACAAAATCGATAGAGAAATACTTCGTGTAGAAGCAGGCGTAGATGTCGGTGAAGATTATAGTGTAGACTTTCTCGAGCCGAATTATGCTCTCACACCTGACACGGAGATCGCATTGTGGAGTTGGCGTTTTGAGCAAGGCTTAGCATCAAAGCAAGATTATTTTGATTATATGAATCCTGATGCAAGTCCTGAACAACGTGCTGAGTTTCAAGCACAACAAGAGCAGACTCAGGAGCAAGACCAACCGGTTAATCGATTATTAAACAGACTACAAAATGGCGGTTCTTGATGATACCATAGACGCTTTTAATAGCGCAATAGACCAAGCTAGTAACGATTTTATTGATGATACCAAAGAACTAGAAGAAGAAGGTCTATCTGTAGAAGAAATATTGCTTTTTCTATCTGCAATCGATATCGGTACGTATTTTATTGAAGATTTAGGCGCAAGAAATGCAATTATTGCATACATGGCAGCAACCGAGTCACTATTGGATGATATCCCATTTTTTGGAGCAACATCGGAAAATCAGCTCCTAGCTTTACAAAATATGCAACGTTCTAATGTTGTAAGGCTCACTGGCACAATTGGAGAGTCTGTCAGAATGAGTATATCACAAGGCATAACAAATAAATTAGATAAAGATGATATTGCAGATTTAATTAGACGCAATCTTGCAAGAGATGTTCCAAGAGTAGATACAATTATTACAAGTACGCTAGGTACATATCAGCAAAGTGTTATCGCTACAATGTCAGAAGATTTACCTGATAGCACATTATATCGCTATCAAGGACCACGTGATAATAAGAACAGAGATTTATGCAGAACATTTTTAAATGATCAGCCATTGACACAAGCAGAAATAGAAGCAGAGCAACCAGGAGCATTTCTTGATAGAGGTGGATATAACTGCCGTCATTTATGGATACCACTTGTATAATGTTGAATATTCAAAAAGTATTACGATTTACAAAAAAAGACCTTGATAAACATGGCAAGGAAATAGCAGATGCTCATAAAGCGCAAACAGAAATGGGTGTAGACTTTGAAGGTAAGACATTTGCTTCGTATACATCACGTTATCGTAAGAATAAAGCATCAGGCAAAGCTGTTAAAGGTCAGAAAAGCACACAAGTAGAACCGCCAAATCTAAAACTCACTGGTGCAATGCTTGGTGCATTTCGTTTTATTAGAAGCGGTTTTCCAAGTGGTGAATTAGGAATTTTATATGGTATTAAAGATAAACTTCAAGCGACAAAACTTAAAGATAATCAGCTTGGAAAGTTTGGTAATGCACGCAAACGTAAGAACATAATCAAGCGACCTGATAAGGCGCGTGTCATCGTTCGTAATAATAAGATAGGACCAATTGCTGAAAAGGAAGTGGTTAAAATGTTTGCTGATGTAATTCGCAATAATGTGAAAAAGATTAACAAACGCCACACGGTAAAAGTGTAAATAGGAGACAGTATGTCTGAAGATAATGTACAGAGCGTACCTGGTAATGAGCCAACACCAGCAAACGATGGCCAAGGAGTAGCGACTCAAGAAGCGCAGGATCAACCCCAACAAGGCGATGTTGGAGTATTGATCGCAGATGCAAAAAAATATCGTCAAAGAGCGCAGAAAGTAGAATCTGAGCTTGCTGATTTGAAGAAGCAGATCGAATCGCAACGTCAAGCAGAGCTTGAAAAGCAGCAAGAGTGGCAAACACTCGCTGAAGAACGTGCGACAAGAATTGCTGAACTTGAGCCAGTTGTGGCGCAAGCAAAGCAGCAAGAAGAGCAGATGAGAAATAATATACTTTCTGAGTTTAATGAAGAAGACCGTGAGACATTTGGAGATTTGCCATTAAGTAAACTCCAAGCATTGCACGGTAAAATTGTTAACACGCCGAAAGTAGCTGTTGCAAATAATCCTGCTGTTCCTGCGAATGAGGTCAAAGGTGATTGGACGAAGATGAATCAGAAAGATCGCATGAGCAATTGGGATAAGATAGTTGCAAGCTACAGTCGAGCAAGAAAATAAGGAAGTCTAAATTATGGCTTTAGCTAATTTTAGTGGTGATACTACCCAAGGTAGTACAGTTGGTGATTTAACTCCTGATGCAACGCATTTGGATGTATTTATACCTGAACTGTGGTCCGATGGTATCTATCGCTACTTTGAAAAGAACCTTGTCTTTAGACCATTTTTTGATGATTACTCATCAATGGTGCAAGGCAGAGGTGACGTACTAAACATCCCAACAATCCAAGAAGTTGCAAGTGCTAGAAAAGTTGCAAACGATGGTGTTGCTTACACTGCAAACACTGAAACTGGAATTGCTTTAAATATTGACCAGCATACTTATGCTGCAAAGTTATTTGAAGATATTGCAATGATTCAGTCCAATGAACAGCTATTTGATAAGTATGCACAGTCTATGGCATATGCTTTATCAAAAGCAGTTGATACAGAAATTGAATCCAAACTTCAAGGATTAGGTACAACTCAGGATTTAGCTGCTGATAATTCTATGTCAAACGCTGATGTTGAAACAGCACTTGGAACATTAATGTCTAATGATATTCCAAGAGATGAATGTGCATTCTTCGTGAATCCATTGATCTTTGCTGACCTACTAAACTCAAGAGCATTTGTCGCTGCTGGTTCATCTGCTGGTATTGGTTTTGGTGCAGATAACGATGCAATGAATCGCGGTGAGATTGGAAGCTTATTTGGTATTCCAGTCTACACTAGCTCATTGATAGCTACTGACGTTGCTGATAATACTCATGTTGGATATTTAGTCCATAAGAGCGCGATTGCAGTTGCTGTTCAACAAGACATTAGGATACAATCAGAATATTCAGTTGATTTTCTTGGTACTAAAGTTGTTGCTGACATCGTTTATGGATGTGTAGCTACTACTTCTAACCATGTTAAAGGAATTGAGTTCTTGAATCCGTAATGGTAACTATGCTGGGCGGTGGTGGTTTGTCATCGCCCAGTGCAATATATAGAAAGATTATTATGATAGTATTAAAAAAAGACAATCATTATTGCAACGTAGATAGCAGAGAAAAAGCGCAAGCGCTTGTTAATGAAGGCTATGAAGTGCAAAAGAATAAGCTCGGTGGGCCAAAGATCGTTAAGGAAGTCAAGAAAAAGGCTAAGAAAAAACAATCTTAATGTCTCGTTCACGGTGCGCCAAACCTTAGAGATGGAGAAAATATGGCAAACATACACAAATACTCAGTTCAAGAATCGCAGAATGTATCATTAGGGCAAAATGGTTGCCTTTTTGAAGATGGTACAGATGCTATCTCAGGCAAGAAAATTGTTGCGATTCAATTCATTACTGCATCCACATTCACTACACTAACGCCATCAAGCAGTAGCTATGTTGGTACGGCTGGTGGTAATGGTGATGCGATCGATACTTCCAATGAATTTCCTGCTGGAATAACAATATTTGGTGATTGGACTGCTTTTACACTAGCTAGTGGTTCAGTAATCGCATACTTAGGATAAGCAATGCCTAATCTACAATTAGGCAATCTGCTTACCGCAGGCAATGCGCTTTTAGCATTCCCCAACAAATATTCCTTCAATTTCGATGGTTCTAATGATTATTTAGATTGTGGGACTTCACTTGGTAACACACTTGGCAATAATTATACAGGAACTTTAACTATTTCAATGTGGGTAAAATATAACCCGTCTGTTGAAACAAGTGGTGGTCTTTTTTATATAGGAAATTTTAATGGATATGGAGAAGTAAATATATATGCAGGAACAAGCAATAGAATAATTTTTCACATTAATGACGCATTTAGTGATAGATATACATTTGCTTTAACAGATGCAAGTACAGATTGGAAACACATAGCTTTTGTTATTGATGCTAGTGTTGAAGCAAATAACAAAGTTTATTTAAATGGAGTAGATCAAGAATTAACAAGTGGACAATCACCTACTTTTCCACTTGATTTTGATTTTAGCAATTTAAAAACTTTAATAGGTGCATATTATAACTTAAGTAATACTTTTGAAGGACTCATTGACGAAGTAGCAATTTGGGATACTGCTTTAAGTGCCTCAGATATAGCAAAGATCGCCTCTAAGCCAGTTGATTTTTCTAAGGCATCAACTTACGCTACAGATAGAACTTCCAATCTTAAACTATGGCTCAGAGCAGGAGACAAAGCAGAACCAGAATCTAATACTGCAATCGCAAGACAGGACTTCTATACAGACTTTGATGGTACGGATGACCACATCGCAGGAGTTACTCAAAGTTTTACAGGTGTATTTAGTGTGTCTATGTGGATAAGACCAAACAATGTTACAGATAGTGGTGTTGGTATATTAGGGACTACTACAGGAGATTCAAATTATATAAGACAGTTTTCTCAAAATGTAGCTATAAGAATTGCAAGTGCAGGTGCAACTTATGGAACGGGAAATGTATTAGTTGCAGATAAGTGGATTCATTTAGCAATTACAAGAGATAGTAGCGATGCCTTAAAATGGTATGTTAATGGAGATTATACAGGTAGTTCTGCAACACAATCGGGTACTTTCACATTTAATCATTTTGCAAGGTCTGCAAGTGCATATTTTGATGGTGCAATATCTAATTTAGCTTTATTTAATACTACACTTGATGCTCAAACCATTTCACAGATGGCAAAGAGCAGATTTACCCCCATGCGAGACAATCGCTTTTCTGTAGTGGATTTTGATGGTAGTAATGATTTCATTAATATATCAAGTTCTTTAACACCATCAGCTTTAACATTTACAATGTGGGTTGCAACTGTTGCAGATAGTAGTTATAGAACCTTTATTCAATGTGGCGATTTATTAATTAGTAAATCAAATGGAAATAAAGTCCATGTTAATAAAAGTGGAGTTGCAGGTCAAAATTCCACTACATCGTTTGTAGCTAATGAGTGGACTCATATAGCAATTACAGCAGATTCAAGTGGCACAAAAGTATATAGAAATGGTGTTTTAGATTTAGATGGTAGTGCAATAGCATTTACAGCAGGAGATATATTAATTGGTAAATACAGTGGTGGGCAGTTTACAAGTGGTTCAATTTCAAGTGTAGCTTATTATTCAAGTGTTAAATCAGCAGAAGAAGTTTACGCTCTGTATAGCAAGGGTATTACCTACAACGAGAGTTCTGAGTCTGGGTTAGTAGGTTATTGGAGAATGGGGGATGACACAAGTAAGGCATATCCTACCATAGCAGATTCAAGTTCTAACTCAAACGATGGTACTATCACAAATGGTGCATCAGATGACATAGTACAGCAAATGGTTGCAGGTTATGACATGGGTGCATTTGAGAATAGTTCAGAAGAGTTGGGTGGTGAGTTAAATCCAAATCCTACTTTTTCAAACTTTACAGGTGATGTTCCTGATGGTTGGACAGTAGTGGGTGATGATGATGCAGGTAATAATATATCTCAAGGTTCAGCAGGTGGATTAAGAATACAATCAGATGGTAGTGCAATATATGCTCAATTAGCTGATGTTACTACTTCTGGTAAAATGTATAAATACTCTATTACTTTGGCAAATTTAACTGATGATGATTTTAATTTTAATAATGGTGGTACTACTTTTTTTACAGCAAATGGAAAATCAGAAGGTACATATACAGGTCATTTTGAAGCAGTATCTACATTTATAAGAATAATAAGACTTGGAAGTTGTGATGGAGAAGTAACTGCTTTTTCAGTCAAAGAAGTCCTACAATCAGAAGTATCAGACACTTTTCCTGCCATCATAGATGTAAATGAGCCTATATTAGGTGTAGAAGAAATTACTAACGGAACATTTGATGCAGATTCAAATTGGACAAAATCAAGTGTTACTATATCTGGTGGAAAAGCAAATTTTAGTAGTGGTGGTACAACTGCATTATTTCAAGATATAGGAAGTTCATTAACAGGAATGTATTTCATATCTTTTGATATTACTGATTACACGAGTGGAACATTAAAAGTGTATGGTGGTGGGCAAGATAGTTTTAGCGATTCACATTTAACAGAGTTTACAGCAGTAGGTTCTTATGTTGAGGGTATCTATTTAGAAAGCTCATTTAATGGTAATATTATTTTTGGTGGTGGTTCATTTACAGGTTCTATAGATAATGTTTCTGTTAAGCCTATACAAGGCCATGTCGGCACAATGACTAATCAAGACTCTGCTGATCTAGTCTATTCCTCAGTTCTACCAGACCAATCCTTTCTCACAGGAGTAAACTCTGCGTATAACTTTATAGAATTTGATGGAACTGACCAATATATTGATTGTGGTGATATTGATGAAATGGATGGAGTGGCTAAAATTACTGTAATGGGTTGGGCAAAAAGATTAGAATCAAATGATAGAATAACTTTTGAAAAAAGCACAGGTTTAAATGATAGAGTTGGTTTGAATTTAGATATTGATGGTGTTTTATATGCTAATGTGGGTACAGGTAGTGGTGGAGCTTGGGCTTATGCTTCTTTATCGGGAACAGATTGGAATCATATAGCTATGGTTTATGATGGTACTCAAGCTGATAATGCAACAAGATTAAATTTATATATAAATGGCGTTAAGCAAAGCTCTAACTATGGTAATACTATACCTGCAACAACTGCATCTACTTCTGGGACTTTTAAAATTGGAAGAGCTATAAATAGTTCTGGTCATTCATCTACAGGTTCTGTAGGAAGTGTAAATATTTTTAATAAGGCACTTTCAGAAATTGAAGTGAATGCAATCTACACTTTAGGCAGACATGGCAACTTACTTGATAGCTACTCAGATAACTTACTAGGCTATTGGGCAATGTCATCGCTTGATAGTAAAACAGGATTATCTGATTCAATAAGCACCATATATGATAGAAGTGGAAACTCAAATCATGGAACTCCAACAAATGCAGATGCAGGAGATTTAAAAAGTTCACCAAACGCAGAACCTAATGGCTATGCAAAAGGTGATACTAATCGTTCAACAACAACACCTTAGAGGAAAATTATGAGTGAAGAAGTAACAAACAGATGGTCAGATGACTATAGTGGTAGGTGGGTAAACAGGGCATATATGATCGTGCCAGTTGCAGATATTGATGCAGCTGACAATGAAGAAGATGGCTCTAATAATCTTATCGACAACGCTATACAATCTAGCAAAGAAACACTTAGAAAAAACAATGGCGAGACTGGAGATAGCTCAAAAGCATTACTAAAGTTTGCTTGCGACAATGAGCCTGGTAACGATCCTGAAGTATTTGCTTCATATGAAAAATACTCTCACAGTCAAATTATGAGCATATTAGCTGGAACAGATTGGACATCAGACATTGAATGAAGACTGGAAAGATTACGTTTCTATACTAGCATTTTTAATTATTGTGCTAGGCGGTTTAGTGTTGCTTGGTAGCTGTGATGGTGGATGGTCCATAGCTGGTTATGAGGTATGAGCGATGAAAAGAGTTACAATCCACAAACAGCGCGGAGCTACAAAGCTGGAATCGTTGATGATAATTTGTCTTTGCATATCAACGCTAAGTGGCTTTTGCAAGGTATTGTTCTCATCGCTGGACTTGTTTATACGTACAATGAGATTACGCAGTCAATTAGAGACAATGACAGAAGAATTGACGAACTTGAGCAACGAGTTGCTGACCTCAAGTCAATACATGATGCTGAGATGAAAGAAATTGAAGCTTGGTATAAAAAGTCGCTGGAGATTGATCTTAATCCATTAAATATATTAAAAAGAAAGAAATAAAATGCCACGTAAGAAAAAGCGAACAAGATCACGCGTAAACGAAGCTGGTAATTATACAAAGCCTGCTTTACGCAAAAGACTATTTTATCGCATAAAAGCAGGAAGCAAGGGCGGGCCTGCTGGAAAGTGGAGTGGTCGTAAGGCCCAGATGTTAGCGCGAGCATATAAAAAAGCTGGTGGTGGATACAGATAATGGCACTTAAAAAATCACAAAAAAGCCTCAAAAAATGGACAAAACAGAACTGGGGATATGTCAACCCAAAAGACAGCAAAAAGCCTCGTAGAAAGCGCGGTAGATATCTTCCTGCTAGTGTACGTGCATCCTTAACACCATCACAAAAGGCATATGAGAACAGACGAAAGCGTGCTGCAAGCAAACGAGGTAAGCAGCGTGCTAAATACAGTAAATCAACTAGAGCGAAAGTGAGAAGAGCTAGATGACAGAACTTGCGGAACTTTATATTCAGCTAGGCAGTGCTGGGATGGTATGTATTTTATTCGGATACTTGCTGATGAATTTAGTTAATAGTCAAAAAGAGCAAACAGATGACCTAGAGTCTATACGCTCTGATTTGAGCAAAATGAGCGCAGAACTAAGCAATACGCAAAACATCTGTATCAAGTTAATTGACTCTATTAATACTTTTAAAGGATCTATCAATGACAAGATAGATCGCAAGTTTGACAGGCAAGATGAAAACTTAGAAGATTTAAGTAAGAGCGTTGCATACTTGCAAGGCAAGAACAATGGTGGTTCAAAGTGAAGTCAGAAGCAATATCTGATTCTAGTGCATTAAGTATTTCACTGCCAATGATTATACAAGCAGTAACGTTTATTGTGATGCTTGTATGGGGTTATTCGCAATTAAATGCTAGGATTAGTTTTCTTGAATATCAAGTCGCTATGAATGAAGAACACATTATAGACTTAGAAGAAGATGCCGAAAAAAATCAAGATGCTGAAATTCCTGCGGACATCAAGCAAAATCAACGCATAGAATATCTTGAACGAGAAGTTGAAAGGTTAAGAGATAGATGATTACATATCGCGGTGAAAGATTTAGTGGTTACAATAAACCAAAACGCACACCAGGTAAGCGTAAAAAGTTTGCAGTACTTGCTAAAGTGGGCAAGAAAGTAAAGTTAATACGTTATGGCGACCCAAATATGCGTATTAAAAAAAGCAGTCCTGCTAGGCGTAAATCTTTTAGGGCCAGACATAAATGTGATACGCCTGCTGGTAAGAATAAGCTTACCGCACGTTACTGGAGTTGTAAAAAATGGTAAAGTTAAATACCAATGTATCTATCGAGAATGTTATTACAATAGTAGTGCTTATTGCTTCTATGACACTTGCTTTTGGTTTTATGAAATCAGATGTTAGTAGCATAAAAAAGGAATTAGAGCTTAAAATAGACACACGCCAATACGAAGCTGATGAAGATTTGGTTAATTACAAACTTGATGTTATTATGCAAGACATCGATGAAATAAAACAAATACTTAAGGAAAGAAAATAATATGGAATGGTTATCACTTAGTAATGCAGCATATATGCTAGTAATTATCTTAGGTGCAGTAGGAACAGTTACTGCTGTGCGTTATAGACCACTAATTAAAGAAATAAAAGAAGTAGCGCAGAAATATCACGATGCTAAAAAAGATGGTAAGATATCTAAGCAAGAACAGCAGGCTATTGCTAAAGAATGTATGGATGTTATCGTTGCTATTGGCAGATTAGTGTGGAAGTTCTAAATGGTCAATAAGGACCAAATGATAAATCTCATTGATGAGACATTGCATGACATTGGCCTGCATAGTCAGGAAGCAGTGTCACTTGTATATAATACTGGCCTTGTTGAATCAAAGTATGAGTACCTATATCAAAAAGGTGGGAATAATGTAGCACGTGGATTCTTCCAGTGCGAACCACACAATGCCGTTGATATATGCAAAAACTACCTCGCGTATAGAGAAGATCTGATGCGTGAGGTAGCAAATGCATGTATGTTGGACTGGCGTTTTTTTACGAGTCCTAATGAAGATGCTTGGCGCATTATTTTAACGTATAATGTAAAAGCACAAATTGCCTTTTGCAGATTGCATTGGCGCAGAGTACCGCAAAAACTGCCAAAGACATTATTAGATCAGGCTCGTCAATGGAAGCAGTATTACAACACTGCGCGTGGTAAAGGCACTGTAGACCATTTTGTGAAGATAGTAGAAGCATATGGATAGTGAAGTACAAAAAATAGAAAACATTATAGAAGTAATGTGCAGACTCAAAGAGTTAGAAAAAGAACTGCGCCGTGACTACAACGCGCATGGTGAGATATTCTCACTCATTCTTGCTTTAATAGCAACTGCTGAGATACCAAACATTACATTACTTCCAAACATTGAGGACATGGCTAGAGCATGAGCAGTATATATTCAGCATTTTGTAACATTACCACTGACTTACAAGGTGTAGTCAATGATATCGATCGCTATGATAGAAAGCGCGTATGTGCGCCTAATTGGACCACAGTAAGCAGTAATTTGTACCGCTTATCTGATGTTGGGTATGTAGAAAATTTATACAAAGATGGTGTGGAATTAACTAAGGTCACAGATACACCTAACGCAGATAATGAATACAAATACAATGAATCAACAGATAGCGTTGATTTTTATTTAGAATCTAGTTCTGTATCTGCTTTGAATAGCGCAGTATTTGAAGCAGGGCAAGACTGGGAAGATTTAAAGACTAGGATATGCAAAGAGCAGGCCGATCTCATGCGGTCTTATTTGAATAGACCTATATATAAGCGTGCAAACACCACATACCAAGGCGCAAGCGAGCGAAACTATGATTTTATAATCGTTCGTATAAACGCCATTCTCGCCTGCGCCGACCTGGTAAGAAGTCACGATACTGAAAAAGCACAAGCCATTGAAGAGATGGCAATCAATCCTGATGGTACTGGACTATTGGATAAGCTTAAAAGACGTGAATATGTAATGTCAAATGAAACATCTTTTGCTTCAGAAAAAGGTGTGATACAAGAAATATCTCTTAACGGTTCTACAACTGGTTATGTTGAAGATATCAAGCTTCATGGTCCGCCAGCAGTGGATTATGATGAGGTAAGAGTAGTTATTTCTACTGGTGGCACATTTGCACTAGGTACAACTAGTCCAGTCAAATACGATGTATATGTCAAGAATAGTGAAGGTCTGCGTATGCATAAGGTAGTGGATGCCGAGCAAGTAAATGGTGATTATCAACCACTTGCTTATGGAGCAAGGATAAGATTTCAGGCAGGAGTGTACGTTGCTAATGATGAATGGTCAATCATTTTTCAAAGTGACGAACTGCCAATTGGAACAATCAAGTCAGGTCAAATCTACAGATAAGGAGTAATGCTATGCCAATGGGTAAAGGATATGGTAAGATGGGCAAAAAAAAGAAGAAGCTCAAGAAAAAAGTGATGAAAAAGCGCAAGATGTCATCTAAGCGCCGTTAATATAGATGGCAATTTCTTACGAAAATGTTATCTACGATCGAGTCATTGAAAGTTTATCTAGCATTATTGCTGATGAATTTTCAATGCCGATCTATTACGATGCCCATGAGGGTAATCAAAGTTTTTTGATAACGCCAGTTTCTGATGAACTAAATGAAACTTTAACTACAGCACAAGTTAGAGACTATACAGTCAACCTTGCTTATCAAGTTGATTTAGGTGGTAACTACACAAAGCTAACACTTAAAACTGTGTCTGAGGTTGCTGAAAGAGTTAAAAGACTTATTTATAATAATAGAAACTATGAAGTATCAGGCTCACGCAAATTCAATAATGCAAATGTAAGCTCAATAGAATATGCAAGAGATGAAGATAATCCATATTTAGTAAGTGCTAGTATGGAAATAAACGTATCAGTAATGGAAGTGATAGGATGAAATATAAAGCAAAAGATAGCTATAAAAAGCTTGATGATAGTAAGAATTTTTATGCCTTTGAAAGTGCAGCGAAACATAATCGCCTAATGGCTGGAGAAAGTATTGCAATAGACTCTGTGCCAAAGGAATTAGAAAAGCATTTAGAAAGTGCAGAACCAATTAAAGAAAAGGAAAGTAAGTAATGGCTGAAACAAATTTTCAATCAAAAACAAGTATTGATGTTGGTATTGGTAATGGTTCAGCAGCTTTAGGAACTGCTCATGCTACTAGCGATACTTGGAATTTTTTACAAGTTACAGATTATAACATAGAAGCTGCATCAGCTCCAATTGATGTTGCGCCAAGTAAAAATAGTGTGCTTGGGCAACTTGAGAGTCAAGGTCACCACAGACCTGATACGCAAATGTATGAAGCTACTTTAACAATGCGTGGCACACCAACAGCGATATTAAAATCATGCCTAGCATTATTTGGTGATGGATCAAGCACAGCCTCATTAACACCAGCAGCAAATACAAATGACAATAGTGCTTCTGTTATGAAACATGGTGGTACAAATGTTAATGCGGTGACACTTTTATTTGAAAACGCTGGTTCTGATGGTACAAATAATGATGTTTCTATGCCCGGTTGTTTTGCTACGTCTATGACGCTTAGAGCAGATGTTGGTACAAATGGTGGTGAGCTTGTAGTAGAAACTCAGTTTATGTCAGGATACAGACCAGTACAGAGTGCGTTTGGAGCGCCTGGTTCTAAGACCTTAGATACGGCTGCACCAAAAAACATATTTAATCTTTCAACATCTACGCTAAACAGTGAAGCGTTAGTATTGCAAAGTTATGAAATTGTAATAAGTAGGCCACTAGCTAGAGTGCATTATCAAGATACTACAAATTATTATCCATTTGGCTACGTACAAAATGGACCATATGAAGTTACTGGTACATTAGTGGCAAAACGTGATGATAGTATTCACGATCTTGATGCTAAAATTGCTGGAGATAGCGCTGGTATTGCATTGAGCCTTGCTGAATCAAGTGGATACACATTAAGTTTACCTGATGTAATGATTGATAATTCAAAGCCTGAAGTTGGTGACTTCTTATTGCAGAATATTCCATTTAGAGCTTTTGCTGCAAATGAGACTGCTCCTATAATTGAGATTACAGCATCTTAGACCTGGGTTAATACAAGTAGTGAGGTTGTATGACCATCAAATCAGAACATGGTACATTTGAATGCCGTGAATTAACATTTAAAGATAGACGTGAGTTACACAAGCTAGAGATTTCTGCCGTTGATATGAATGGCAATGTCGATAGCTCTAAGTTCTATACTGTGTTAGAATGGATAATGGATTTTGCATTTGAAGATGCAGAAAAAGAATTAAGCCATCTTGACGATAATCAGATAGACGTTGTGCTTATGGATATCTACAATACATATAAAGTACCTAGTAAAAAAAAGAATTAAAGGCTCGCGTAGCTTTATGGATGCATTACCATAAGATCAAGTCACGTGAGCTTACATTTCCTTATAAAGCAAATAGTCCTACACTTCGCAAGCGCATAACTTTTACAGAAGAGGAGCTATGGCATGAGATTAAACGCATATTGGATGAAGATGACCAGCAAAAGTTTACACCGGGTCAGCAACTTTATTTTAACCTCTTGCATTGTGCTGATATCAGTTATTTTAGCGATGGTGATACTTTGTTATGGCTTGATGAATTTATGGCTATTAAGCGATTTAATTTACCAGTAGCAGACAATTTAGATACGATGCCGTATGAGCGTTTCGTCATCTTTTCTGCTATAGATGAAGAGTATAATGCATGTATAAAATTGGAACAAGATGAGCAAGTTCATAATAGAAATAAGAACTAAAGGTTTTAGAGATGCTAAAAAAGGTTTTCAAGAAATTGAAAAATCTTCAGACAAAGCAACTAAAGCAAAGAACCGTCAACGCCAAGCTACTGCTGGATTACGCAGACAAGTTGGCGCATTAAGAAATAATTTATTACTAGTATCATTTGCTACCGTAGGTCTAACGCGCGCTGTTGGTGGCTTTGTAAATGCTTCAAGGCAATTTGAAGATGTTAAAACAAGATTAGTAGGACTTACTGGTGGTGTTGAAAATGCAGAGAAAGCATTTAAAGCTTTTAATGAGGTCGCTGCAACTACACCGTTTATGCTTGATGATGTTGTCAATGCAGGTGCGCAGTTACAAGCATTTGGATTAAATGCAGAAGCAACACTTAGGTCTGTTACTGACCTTGCTGCATTCATGGGTACAAGCGCTACTGAAGCAGCAAATGCTTTAGGTCGCGCGTTTGCTGGTGGAGCTGGTGCAGCAGATATACTTAGAGAACGTGGAATACTTAATATTATTAAGACCACACAAGGTTTAGATGACCTATCTAAAACAACACTGCCTCAATTTAGACAAGCACTGCTTAAAACATTAGTTGATCCTGCGTCAGGTATTGAGGGTAGTAGTAAGCGCATGAGTCAAACGCTTACTGGTGCTATGAGCAATATGCAAGATGCTATTACAAGATTTCAAGCAACAGTTGGTGATTTATTAACACCATTTTTAATGGAAGCAGTACAAGCTACTGAAAGATTTTTTCGAGCAATTGATTTACAATCATTAGCAGATTTTACGAGACATGTGACAGCATTAGGTGCTGCCTTTGTTATTTTTAATGCCAAAGCAATTATAGCTACAGCAACCACATTAAATTTTAATCGCGTTTTGCGTGCAGGTGCAGTTGGCGTTTTAGCTTTTGCCATTAGTCAGCTTTTAGACTACACAGGTGCATTTAATGCCAATACCACTGCAATAAATAACAACTCGCAAGCTTATCAACAAGCTGGTATGAATATGAACCAGTACATTAGCACGTTAGGTCAAAGCAATACAATTTTAGAAAAAAATGTAGAATTGCAAAAAGCTATGGATGAGTTGGCTCGTGGTGTATTTTTATTATCTGCTGAAAATTTAGGTATGGACGAATCTAAATTAGCTTTGACTCAAAAAATGCTTGATGCTGAAAGAGCGTTAAAGCAGGTATTAGGCGATAAAGTTCAGATTGACACTGCTGCGATTTTAATGAATCAAGAATTTGCATTAACATTAGATAATGCTACAGAGGCGGAACAAAAATTTGCAGACATGATGCTTAAAGGAATTACAGAGCAAAATAAAAAAATCATTAAAGATAAAGAAATGGCAATGTCTAGCACGGAAGCTGCAAGCGCAATAGGTCTAATTGGAAATAGTATGGCAAGAATGGGTAAAGAGAGTATGTCTGTTTCACAACAATTAGGTTTATTTATTAGGACTTTAGGCTCAGTTATTGCTTTAGCACCTGGTGGGCAAGTTGCAGGTGCTGGGTTGTCAGCAATTTCTCAATTTATTGGACATACAGGTGGATTAATACAAAACAATGGTATACAGCGTTTTGCTACTGGCGGTATGGTTCAAGGTCAAGATAATGTTCCAATACTCGCGCAATCAGGCGAGTTTATAATGCAACGTAGCGCAGTAAATAGTATTGGCCTGCAAAACCTAGCGCAAATGAATAACACAGGTCAGCCTAGTGGTGGAGTCACTATTAATATTGCAGGCGATATGGTTGGTGATGAAGACCACGTAAGAAATAAGGTACTTCCTGCTATACGAGAAGAACTAAGGCGTGAAGCTAACGCATAGATTATGGCATTATCACCAAGTTCAAATTTTACAAACGCTCTTAAACGTAACAACGATATATTCCCATTGGTGCAGATTAGTGGCAGTACAACTTTATATCTTAGTACTAGAGATGTAACAGTAGATTCGCAGGCCTACGATGGAAGATTGCTATCTACACCAAGTATTAATTCAAGCATAGATTTACGCAATTTTACTAGTAGAACAAGTAATATAAGATTACGTATTGTAAACGCTGGATATGCAGATACATTTGGAAATAGGACCAATAAGACTGTTACTATATACTTTGCTAATAATGGCACAACATCCTCGCTAAGTGACTGCCTGCAAGTCTTTGTTGGTAGAGTTATTGGTATTACTAAATTAACTGATAGAGAGATAAGCGTTAATTGCGAAGACTTTGCTGCATGGCGTTTTAATAAAGTATTGCAAGATCAAATCGAAAACGAATCAGGGTATAACGTGCCAGTAAAAGGCAAATTTAAACCAATTAGTTATGGAGACTTTGACAATAACACATCTACTGAAGCCAGTCCTGGTTTATGTACAAATAGATTTTTAAGACCAGCGCATTTAATTTCACATGATAGTGAATTTATCTATTACGATCAGGGTTTAAATAATAGTGCTGCAAGAGGCCATGTCTATATTGCAAGCATAGATAGATTTGTGCCAGTAGAAAATGCTACCACCGCTACAACATCTAAGTTTGGTACAAATGTTGTAAGAATTAATAATGTATCAGATACTACAAATCAAAAAACATTTTTTAAAAATACTGTTAGATTATCACCAGTACATCAAATTGAAAATTCTGATGTATCAAATCCTAATTTAGATGTTAATGTTACACCCACATTAGCAATAAATGACGATGATAGCGATTCAGTAACAGTTGCCACAACTGGAGTTGCATCAGGCAGTCCTGCTGGTATATTAGCTGCAATGAGTGGACAATTAAATGGTAGTGTAGCAAAAGTAGTTGCAGTAATTATCGCAGAAAATGATGGCACTAATATTCCTAACGGTGTTGTTAATTTTAGTGTGGCACATATATATGATAACAGTGGTAGTGATACTTTATCAGGAATACATGAATCTGATGTTACCACTGCAAATGGATGGTCAGGAGATAATTCATGGAGTCAATTTGCTGGTGAAAACAAATATGTTGTTAAAAAAGATATAACATCTGATTGGAATAATGGTTCAGCGCAAGGACATGAGCCAGGTGTCAACTTAACTGATATTGTATTAGGATTGAGATTAATAGATGATAATAATGTCTATAACTTAAAAGTATATAGCATATATCTTGATATTACGACATATATAGAAATTGAAAAATCTAGCACAACTTACAATCAAAAAAGTATGGGTGAGCAAGTGCCTGAAACAATTTATTTAGGCGAAGATGGTAGAGAGTTAGAAGGTTCGTATGTTGAGTTAGATGCAATTAGTGGTTCTAATGCAGTACATGGTCCAACAGAAGTACATGAAAACATATTGTTAAATTTTGGTTCAGGTGCAAGCACCATAGATGATACATCGCAATCTGATGTAGAAGGTAATTACAATGATTTTAATGAAGTAAGATGTACAATTGATGATGAAAAAATGACGGTACAAGATGCATTAAATAAACTTCAAAAGGAAGCTGGGTTTATTGCGTATGTAAAACCTAGTGATGGCAAGATACATTATTTGATAGAAGATGGTTCAAGCAAAACTGTAACTCAAAATCTTACTCAAAGCATGTATCGCAACGCCACATTTGGCAATATTCCACTTAATAAAATACTATGGAAAGTAAATTACAACTATGATAAACATCCAGTAACTGGCACATATTTATCAGGTACTAATTATAACAATACTTCTACTAAATCTACATATGGTTTAACCGATAATAGTGGTGTTGTTACATTAAATCAAGACTGGTTTAACGGATTTGAAGCTGCAAAGAATTTACTAGAGTTATTTAGAATACAAAGAGTTACCGCTGAATGTGAGATACTTGATCCAGTTGCGTGGAAACTTGAGATTGGTGATATCATAACTTTTAGCGATCCACCAGCAGATTTTAGACAAATCAGAGGTTCTTCATCTGCTTATACTAATTTTCAGTTTAGAATAACAGATACTACACGTACAGTCAATAGTCTTAAAATTAAAGCAATGGAAGTACATAAAGCATAATGGCACATAAATTATATTTTGATAATGTTGATACGCGTAATGCTACGCTTACTGAAGGTGTAATATTAGAAGATAGTGGTGCAGGAACATATTCTTTTTCTTCAGGAGGCGCTTCTATAGGTAATGAAGAAAGATTAATAGACCTTCAGCTTAATGCACATGTTACTAGCTTTGGTGCTAGTGCAAATGATACGTTACAATTTGATTTAGGTTCTGCAAAGACAGTTGACTTTATGGCTATATATTTTCGTGGTGAAGAAGTAGATAATTTACGAGTACATGGAGATGATGCTGCAAGCGGTAATACAGCAGTGCAACATGATTTTACTAGCGATTTTTCTGTTGGTTGGAATATTGCAGCATTTACGCAAGCTAGTTATCGATATTGGTTATTAGAGGCATTAAGTGGATTTTTAAGTCCTGCTGAAGTATTTTTTGGAGAAGCGTTTAATATTGCTACGCTTGATATAAGTATAACAAAACCATTTAATAGTTTTATTGCTAGTGCATATGATAATACTGAATTTTCTAATAAAATAGATACAGAACTGCGCACGTGGACAATTAATATTCCACTGTTAACAGATGATGATAAAACACAATTAGAATTACTACAAACTAACTATAGCAACTTACATACTTTTGTTTATTATGATGATTCAGCATACCATACAGTTAGATTGGCCAAAGCAATAACATTTAATCAAGTAGCAACAAATACATATTCTGCTACTTTAACACTTCAAGAAGAAAGTAGTGCGTAATGGCTGCAACTATATATTACGACAACTTAAATTCGCGTTCCGCAACATTAACTGATGGCACAATTGACAATACCTCTGTTACTGGCCCTTTTAGCAGTAGTGATGCGTTAACAAATGAGGAAAGAGCTAACGATGGCGGTATCTCTGAAGTAGTTAGCGGTTGGGCAGTAGATGACGCATTGCAATTTAATTTTGGTAGTGGTATATCACCTGACTTCTGCGCTATTTACAGTACTGTTGCTACAAGTAATGACATAAGAATTAATAGAGGCTTTCATGCAACAAATTTAGTAGGTATTTGGAACACTGTAAGTAGTCTATCTATTGGATGGAATATTGCAGCATTAACAGTTGCTTCATATCAATATTGGTATATAAATAGTCGAGATGGAGATTTAACTGGTATAACAGAAGTATTTTTTGGTGATAAACTTGAATTACCAATTGCACCTACCGCAAATATTATAGAAGAACATACATATGGTTCAGAAGAGGTAAAAGCACTTGGTGCTAATCGTTATTATTTTAGTAAGCATAATAACTTCAAAACACTTACACTTAGTTTAGATCACATGACTAGCGCAAATAAAACTAGCCTAGAAACATTTGCTAATACAGTAACTGATCGCGAACCTTTTATATATAGTGAAGATGGTACTACTGGGCCATTTCATTGGGTAAGGTTAGTTCGCTCACTGACATTCAGGCAAGTAGCACCTGATATATATTCTACTCAATTAGTATTAAGAGAACTTACTGCTTAACAATATCAATGAAAGCATTGTAAGCGGTATCATTAATTGCTTGTTGCTCTTCAATGGTTGTGCCTGCATAATGATTATGAACTACCTCAGTTGTTTTATCACCAATACCTTTTGATGCTTGCGTAACATCCTGAGTCTCATTACGTAATACTTGCGCTTTCATTCTGCGTAAATCATGGCACGTAAATTTAATGGCTACAATACTACTAATTTCTTTGATTAATGCATTAAGCTCTTTGTAGTTCATATCAAGCGGTCTATCAGCTCCGCTTCTAAAACGCTTCATTAAGATTGCAATAGCACTTGGATGCACTGATGCCGTTTCTCTTATTTGACGGCGTTTTTGCAATAACTGCATTTTATTATCAATAAAATCAATATGATGCCAATGTAACTCCTTATATGGCTTTTTAGTATTGTGACCAACTAATTCATTAGCACGTACACCAGTAATAGCAAATAACCACAATATATCTTTTTGCTCTTGTGATAATTCAGAATGATTAAAGATATAATTGATTTCTTCTTTGGACCATACTTTAAATGTAAGCGGTGCAAGCTCATGCTTTTTATAGCGATCGCTTTTACGCATGATGCGCTTATCTATCAACTCTTCCTCATAGGCCCAATTAAATATATGCAATAAATCTCTCATATAACTATCTATACCACGGCGTGAACGATTATGCTGATATTCCATAATATGTTTATATATGGTCCATCCAGTAACCGCAACACCCATTACGTTTTGTGATGTAGTGCGCACTTCAGAAGCAATTGTATTGCCAGGAAAAACTTTCTTACAACTATTAATTACCACATTATACTTAGCTATTGTGTCCACATTAGTTAATGTGCTTAATACATTATTAGTAAAAGCCGTAAATATCTCATCTAATGTTTTTTGTGGTGCTTCATTATATAATAATGCGCGCCAGTTCATATTGTTCTTAGCATACAATTCTACTTGCTGCCAATGAGCTAATGCAATAATTGCTTCTTCTTTGGTTTTAAAGTAACGTTGCTTTCTTTTACCATCGCGTGGATCACGATATGCAACCTTATATGAATTACGAAATGTGTTTAAACTTGCCATTTTATCCTCTCAATTATATTGGAATATACACATTTGTGAACAAAATGCAAAATAATACTTGCAAATAAAAAAGTGTTCACATTAAGTTTTGTTAACGTTTATGGAACAAACACATACCAAAGTAAAATTTAGCGAATTGTTATCTCAGAATAAAATTTCGCAACGAAGACTCAGCGCACTAGTCGGCATAAGTCCGGCACTTCTTACGATGATGCTAAAAGGCGAGAGAACATTTCAATTTAGACATCGCGACAATATATCGCGTATATTTAATGTTCAAGAAGATAGCATCATTTGGCATGAATAATTTGGGGCGACATCCTTCTTGTTTGCACAGTGTACTGCACTGTGTTTTGATTCTAACCTCTCAATTGAATCCTCAAGTCGCCCCATGATTTTTAGAGTACATATTAAAGATGATAATGAGCAAATACGTATAGCACGCAAAATACGTTCATTGCTAGATATATATAAGATAGATAATAGCACATATGAACCTGACGGAGCTGATATTGGCATTAAAGTACATCAAGAATTAGATAAAGAAATTCTAACGCAAGTAATTGGGTTAGTGCAAAGAAGTGATTATAAGATCACATTAATCGATAATGAAAATAAGGAAAAACAATATGTCAAATAGTTTAAGTGGACTAGATATACCGACTAGTGAATCAGGCGGTCTATTTATGAAAAAGCTAGAGCAAGGTGAGAACAGAATGCGCATCCTTACCACGCCAATACAAGGTTATGTACATTGGCCTGAAGGTTCAAACAAACCAGTTAGGTATCACGGACCAACCGATATACCAACTGGCGTAAAAGATGCAAAGTATTTTTGGTTTCTTACTATTGCTATTAATGGCGAAGTAAAGTTCTTAGAAATTAAGCAAAAGACTATCCTCAGTCAGATTAAGGCACTATCTGATAATAAGGAATGGGGCGAGGTGCAAGACTATGACATCACTATTACACGTAGTGGTCAGGACTTAGAGACACAATATACAGTCGTTCCAAATCCTAAAAAGGCACTAGATGATGATGTGGCGAAACAGTGGGCCGATATGAAGGCACGCTATAACGCTGAAAATCTTTTTACCAATGGATCTCCGCTGGATGCAGGTGAAGAGAAACAGCAAGACGCTAAAGAAGAAGAGTTGCCGTTTTGAACGTAGCTAAAAAAGGCTATCGTGGCGAAGTCGAGGTTAAGGAATTACTTTCTGACCTCGGCTTCGATGCCGAACGTTCATGGGGTAGTGATGGCAGAGCGTTTGGACTTGCTTCAGATATAGATATTAAAGCTACACGCGGTGAGTTAGAATTACATGTACAAGTAAAGCGCCGTAAAAAGATAGCAAGTTATTTAGCATTTAAAAATGCAAACCTAGTTGCCGTTCGTGAGGATCGCGGTAAATGGTTATTTATAATGGACGAAGAGATGTTTAAAGATGTGCTTCGCGTGGAATAAACATATAAAGTCCAAGGACGTTGAAGATAAGACACTAAACGTTAAGTCTGATGAACGGTTGGCGAATCGGTCCTTGGACAATAATCCGGCATCGAAAGGCTTGAAGATTAATACCCAGGTTGGCGTAGGCGGTAAGCTGCCTGATGCCGGAAAGAAATAAAAGAGAGGTAATAGTATGAGTTATGATTATCAAAAAGACCTAAAAGAAGTAGTTAACAAGGCTACAGAAAAATATGGCAGTATGGAGAAAGCGATCTTTGAAATGAATGGTCATATAGCAGACTTAAAAGCGCAAGTCAACGGCAAACAAGCGTTATTAGACCTATTATATAGTGCTATAGATAAAGCTAAAAATTCATTAGAAAGCGTAAAAATATGACCGCTAAACAAAAAATGATAGCAATAGTGGGTAAGGCTATCGTAGATAACTTAGAAAACTATGCTGATAAGCAACCAAACCTTGCCAGTGAAACAACGCGATTTCGTATTATGACAGATATAATGGATGATGTGATACGCGTTATTGATGATCCGGAGTTTAAGAATGCCAAATAAAAAAGCAAAAGAGCGTAAAAGAAAACGCAGATTATTAAATAAACAATTAGCTCGTCAAGGTAGAACTGCAAAACAAATTATGAGAAATAAAAAAAATGACATATAAAGAATTTAACGAATTTAGAGATGCATTTATCGAAGAAGCATTAGATATAAGCGATTCTAAGTCAATTGAATACACAATATCTAATGAGGATAAGCATTATAATTTTAAACATGTTGCTGATAGGTTAGGTATTAGTCCATCGCAGGCCATGATGGTTTACGTATTAAAACATGTTGATGCTATTTGTAATGATGCAAAAACTGGCAAACAAGTAAGTGACGAAACTGTGCGGAGCAGATGTCAAGATATTATGAATTACTCTATATTGTATGCTTCATTGCATGCAGAACAACATACCAAAGGTAATCACAATGATAATAACATTGAACAAAATGGAACAAGAGCTAGCGAAGATGGTGGGCGTAGCGCGTCACAATCAAAACCTAGCAAATGGAACGAACTCAGACGCGATCGCAAAAGCTGATAACGATATCAACGGCTTTGCCGGTGAGATTGCAGTAGCAAGAGTTATAAACGGCTATCCTGATTTAAGTATTGGACCACATCGCCGTGGATATGATTTAAAGATGCGTGGCCATAACGGTCAAGATATAAAAATTGATGTAAAAACCACTAGGCATGACCCCGGTTATTTAGTGGCAAAAAAGTGGCGTAAGGTTGATGATTGTGATATGTATGTGCTTGTTAGCGGTAAAATGCCACGATACGAGATTAAAGGATGGGTATACTCTGTAGAGTTAATTAATCCAAGTAATTTAAGCGATATGGGGTATGGTGAGCATTACCATATGGAACATGAACAATTAAGGATATGGAAAGTTGCATAGTACGAATAAAGGTACAATTGGAGAGCTTGCAGTGCGTCAGGAATTATTAAAGCAAGGATATGCCACATATATTCCTGAAGTTGATATTGATCATGTTGACCTCATTGTAGAGTTAAAAAATGGTTCTTTTCAACGAGTACAAATTAAGACTATTACCAAACCTACGACAAAAACTGCGATACAAATACGTTGCGCTAAATATGTAAATAGCGGTCGCGTTGATGTTGTTGCGGTTTATTATACACCTATTAATAAGTGCGCATTTGTGCCGTATAATAATGAAAAAATGTTAAGTCTTGCCTTGCAAACGGCAAAGAACAATCAAACAAGTAAACGTACATGGTTTTATCAGTATGAAGAATACCCCGAGTTCAGCTAATCTTAAAGTAATATCATTAGGTCTAGGCGTACAGTCTACTGCAATGTATATGATGAGTTCATTAGGTTATATACCGAGAGCAGATCATGCAGTATTTGCTGACCCTGGCGCAGAATTACCGATGACATATGAAATATTAGAAGTCTTAAAGGACTGGGCCAAATATAACAATGGCATACCTATCCATGTTAATAGTGATAGAAACTTATATGAAGATTTATTAAATCAGCAAAATAGCACCGGTCAGCGTTTTGCAAGCATTCCTGCTTTTTCAGAAAATGGTGGTATGATCCGTAGACAATGCACTAAGGAATATAAAATTGAGCCAGTTATTAAGACTATACGCAGTATATATGGTCTTAAACCACGTAAGCGTATGCCAATGACTGAAGTATGGCTAGGTATTACGATGGACGAAATAGAGCGCGTAAAAGAATCTATGTTGCCACGTATTACATATCATTATCCATTAATAGATATGAGAATGAGACGCAGTGAATGCATATCATTTTTTAAGGATCGCAGTTTTCCAGTACCACCAAAATCATCATGTGTATTTTGTCCATATCATAGTAATAAAAACTGGAAAGAATTAAAAGAAAAGTTACCTGAAGAATTTGAGAAAGCAGTTAAGATTGACGAAGCTATCAGAGATTCAAGTAAGAAAGGTTTAAAAGAACCAATATATTTGCACCGTTCATGTACACCGCTTGAACGTGTAGATTTTGGTGATCAATTAGAAATGTTTATGTGTGAGGAAGGATTTTGCGGATTATGATATTAGAACATTACGCAGGAAGTGTGTCATATGACACAGAAGATTTAGAGCGCAGCGACCAAATAGTAACTGCATTACAATACAAGCATTTAGTAGAAAAGATGCAACTACTTATGAAAAAGCGCAAAAACCCTGAAGTGCATTTTGCCGTGCATAAGATTGGTAAAAAAGAATTTGATATAACAGATAAGGTGAAAAGTGCCGTACTGGTATTTGACAAGTGATGGCGATGAATATTGTTTGGAATTGTATGAAAGGCACTATAGTTGCAAAACGTATGCTGATGGACGTAAGCGGAAATTATTTGTTGGTCCTGGAGAAAAACTTGTTCTTAGGACATGGAAAGCTGATGCAATGTTTGTATGGAGAAAGTTTGTAGATGACTCAGGGCAAAAAGGAATTAACTGCGCAGTCTTTAGAAATGAATCGCAGATACAAAGCAGCAAACTTATACAAGAAGCGGATGCAATTGCTGATGCAATCTGGCCTAATCAAAGGCATTATACCTTTGTCAATGCGCAAAAAATCAAATCAAATAATGCTGGATACTGTTTTAAAAGAGCAGGATGGAAAGTCTGCGGAGAAACAAAAATTAATAAGTTAATCATATTACATAGAGAGGTAAGCAATGCAATGGATAATTGATCAAAGTATAAAGAATGAGAACCGTCAAGGTGGTCTAATTAAAAATCAGGAGATGCGTGGGCGTAAACTTGTTGTAGATACGTCTATAAGAGCATGTCCTAAATGCCGTAGAACATGGGAAAAGGTCAATCCTGCTAAACATAATGGGCAAGATGTTTTATATTACCGCGTTGGACACATTCCTACATACGGAAAAAAGAAAATAGTATGCAAGAGGTGCAAATGATATGCGCATGTTGGATCTTTTTAGTGGTATTGGTGGCTTTCACAAAGGTTTTGAGCAAGCAGGATTTACGTTTACGTGGGTAGGATATTCAGAAATAGACAAGTATGCTGCAATGGTCTATCAGGAGCAATTTCCTGATGCCAAAGCACTCGGAGACATTACCGCTATTCAGCCAGGACGAGATTTACCAAGTAACATTGACATCCTTTGTGGAGGATTTCCGTGTCAAGCTTTCTCAATTGCCGGACGAAGAAAAGGCTTTGACGACACCCGAGGTACTCTCTTTTTTGATATCGCGCGGATTCTGCGATATTACAGAGAAAATGGAAAGCCAATCCGTTATTTTGTACTCGAAAATGTTAAAGGCCTGCTTGGTCATGACAATGGACGCACATTTGCTACAATCTATAGAGTTCTTGCCGACCTTGGTTATACCGTTGAATGCCAATTGCTTAATACTCGCTGGGTATTACCCCAAAATAGAGAGCGGATATATATTGTCGGACATCTTGGAAACGGAAGTAGATCAAAAGTATTTCCTATCGGACAAGGCGATAGCGTATTACAAAAGAGCCGAGGACCGGGGCAGATTAAGGATCAATGTGCAACCGCAATTACACAAAACATAATGAGAGGCGCACATTCAGGTGGTGAAACATTGATTCAAGTTGGAACATTAGGACGTAAACAAGATAGTTATGACTTTAATTCTAGAGTATATAGTGATCAAGGTATTGCTAAAACGCTTGCCGGTGAGGGTGGCAACAATGACAATAAAACTGGTTTGTATAAGTTAGATAGTAAAGTACGCAGGCTTACGCCAAAAGAATGCGAGCGATTGCAAGGTTTTCCTGATGACTGGACTGCATATGCAGATGGTCAGAAGATATCAGATACACAACGATATAAAATGTGTGGCAACGCCGTGAGCGTGCCAGTGGTAGAATTAGTAGCAAAAAAGATAAGGAGTTTACATGGGTAAGTTTGATTTGCATGGCACTAAATATATAAATGAAGAAGGTAATCGCGTGCCAAGCGTAACAACGATTATAAATGGCCAACTTGGATGGAATAAGCAGGCGCTTTTAGGATGGACCAAGCGCATGATGCTTGGTGGCCAAGATAGTGACAAGGTGTTAGATGAGGCTGCACAGATCGGCACATTACTCCATTTGCTTATTGAAGGTCATCAGCAAGGCTTTGATATTGATACCAAAGATTATAGTTATAATCAAGAAAAAGCTGCAATGAAGGCATTTGCAGGATACTTGCAATGGTATGAGAAGGTCAAATTCAAACCACTGCGTAATGAACTTGTCCTGGTAAATGAAGAAATGCAGGTGGGTGGCACAATCGACTGCGTTGCTCGTATGGGTGATGACCTTGTAATTGTAGACTGGAAGACAAGTAAATATTTATATGCAGAAAACAAATTACAACTTGCTGCATACACGTATATGTTTGAACAAGCGCAACCAAAGGCCAATGTAGCGTATGGCCTCATTATGCGTTTTGGAAAAGATGATGGCAAATTTCATCAGCACATCATAAAAAGAGAGAAATTAGAAACCGGGATTGAAATATTTAAAGCGCTTGTAAAAATCTCGCAACTTAAGTCTCAGCTTTGATCCGGCCATCGGAGATTTTCACTGAGATAAACTCAGTTGGGAATCGTGCGCGTTGTCCTAAGTGCAACGATGGTAAGAAAAATTATAATGTACAGATTGAGCCGGACCATGCATTTTGCCATAAATGCACTAAGACATGGTGGTTTGAGGAAAAGCCTATAACAAATGGAGAAATTGAACCGCCAGTGGTAAAAGAGCGATTATATAATAAAAGTAATGGTGCGGTAAAAGAATCAGGATATATAAACAATCGTGCTGATTTTATTGCTAATTCAGAGTTTGTTATAAAGAATTTAGAATTACCGTGGAATGAAACTGCATTAGAAGAGCGGTTTGGTATCGGCGTACGCAATGTAGATAATAAGGTCCAGTTAGTATTTCGTATAGCAGATAACCATATTAAGCGCCATAAAGGCGAGCAATTTGGCGATGCAGAGTGTAAAATTTACCCTGACCTATCAGATATTGACCCTGATAGCACGCTACTTATCTGTGAGGGTGAGAAAGATGCCGTTAGTGCTTCGTGTTATGGATTCCCGGCCATAACATTTACCAGTGGTGCTAACGGCATTCCGAAAGATATTAGCGCATTGGACGAGTTTAATAACATTGTTATTTGTTACGATGCCGATGAAAGTGGTCAAAAAGGCGCTAAGAAGTTAGCAAATCAGTTATACCATGCGGATCGCAATATAAAAATATTGGAGCTGAGTGATGGTATGGACCTTACAGATTACTTTGTTGATGGTAATGATGCTATAAAACTTAATATGCTGATCCATGACGCAAAGCGGTTTGGCGATGATCCTGCGGACCTTGGTGGTGATCCGGTGTACAATGTACTGGACTTTCTTGAAACGTTTCAGGACGAAGTGCATTATATATGTGATGAAATACTACTTGAGGATGGTCGGACCAGTGTGGCCGGTGGTACAAATGTAGGCAAGTCGCTCTTTGCATTGCAGTTTGCTCTGTGCGTGTCGATGGGCGTGCCGTTTATGACGTTCAATGTACCAAAGCCGAGGCGCGTTCTTTTGGTACAATTTGAAATGATGGATGCAATGATGACGCAGCGAATCACTTCTATGATGAACGCACTACTGGATAAATACCCTGACCGCAAACATATTATGGCCAAGAACTTGCACATTATAAGTGCGGACCAAAAGAAGCTTTTTGAGGACTCGTATGTCAAAATTGAAGGCAATCTGAAAGCAAGTAAGACGCCTTATGAGGTTCTCATTATTGATAATTTGTATACTAGCACGCAGGTTGATACAGTTAAAAATGATCAACTTCGTAACTTACTTGAGACTATTGAGTCTATAAAGAAGCGTTATAAACTGGCGGTGATGGTGGTAGCGCATCATAAGAAGATGGCAGAAAAGCAAGTGCCGTTGGATACGTCTATGGTGTTTGGCGGATCGTTTTATTCTTTTTGGTTGGATAACTTAATTCAGCTTGCAGGAACGTTTAATGATAAGTTGAAAGTAATGAAGATCACAAAGACCAGGACGAATAGTGAATTTCACAATTTGCCGTTAGGCATCAAGTTGACCGATGATGAAGAACGCAATCATTTACTATATGAGTACTTGCAGCCACTGCCAAAAGGTGAGGTGTTTTGGTATCGAGAAAAAGAAACGACCGATGAGGACCGAGTACTGGATGCGGTGGATACGCAAGGCGATAACTTTACGTATGAAGATATGAAGCTAGCGCTAGCAGAAACATTAAATATTACTAGCAGTAATTCAGTAAGCAGATGGCTAAAAAAGCTTTTAAAACAGCAAAGAATATTGAAAATAGAGCGCGGAGTATATGCTAAGAATCGCACAGATTTAGATGAACTACTTAATTAACCGACACGCAGGAGAAGTGAACTAGGTGAAGTAGTGTAAACACTTACTTCACTTACTTCACTTACTTCACATATATTTCGTGTCGGTGTGAACACTTTTATGCAAAAAATGGATTTTATACATAAATGTCCTTTATCGCATGAAGAGGACAAAACTTGCATGTTTGCCATGCCTGGCAAAGACACCATATTTTGCAAAGCCGTGTTTGGCTGGTGGCATGATCTTGACATACGTTTGCATGAAAAATGTTTTAACAAAGGTCGCAGCCGGGATAAGCTTTTGTGGCGCAACAGACAACTCAAAAAATTACCCTGACAAAATATATATTAGAACCCTGCCCAGTAGATATTAGAAATAAGCCTCAAATAATCAAATTTTAGGCACTATTCAAGGCTTTGACATTTTTGAAAGTCAAATTCATGTAACATTTTGAGCAAAAAAAAACCCGGAACAAGTCCGGGTCTTTTTTGTGAGTGCGGTTTTATTTATGCTATATCATCAATTTTAATATTAATGTTATCTATTAAGTTCAAGTATTTTTCTATTTTTTGGTTAGCTTTTTTTTGTTGGCCTTTCCAATGCATTAATTTACTTTTATATTCGCGACGTTGCACTCTTAATATTTGTAATTCACTCATGTTTTAACCTCTCTTAATTTGCTTATATCCATTATTAATTCGTTGTTGCGGTCGTAATTATCCCAAGAATAATTTTTAATCCATTGTTCAGCTAGTTTATAGCTTTTAAATGTACCAGTTACAATTGGGTCACTACTGCACCAAGTTTGAACTACTATATATTTTTCATTCATTTTTTAACCTCTCTTTGCATTGCTTCAAATGTTGCATTATTAATAAAGATAAAACCGTTTTTATCAACTTCATATAAATCAACATATTTATTTAATGGCTTTAAACTGTAAGTGCTAACGCATTTATTATTACATAATACGTCATAAAGTTGTAAGCCTTGCTTACTTTCCTTGTCGGATAATGTGACTTTATAATTCATATTTTAACCTCTCTTTATTTTAGTTATGGACTGGCGCGGATCGGATTAATTCGCACCAGTTTCTGCCTTAAGGCGTCATCAGCACAACAAAAGCGCGTATTTAATCCGGGTCTAATAAATATGCAATTATTATAAAAATAATTAGTATAATGAAATCATTCATTAAACCGGCCTTGTATGAGTTGGAAACAATGTAATTAAACGCCTAAAACCGTCCTTATCTTCACAGACTTGGGTTGCTATAGGCCCAACCGCGTTAATTTCGGGGTCAATTGCAACCTCTACTTTATGATGATTTTCAAACTCATTCAAAAGCGCTTTAAGTTCACCAATAGTTTCAATATATCCGCGCGCGTCCGCTCTTTCCAAATGCCAATTATGAAAATTTTGCACTCTGCGTTTATAGTCTTCAATTGCTTCATTAGCTATTTTAGCTTCCTTGGTTTCTGCATATGGCGTTTTTTTATACTGCTTGCCGGACTTTGTAAGACTATACAGTTTATTTTGATCTTTTGCTATATGTCCTTTATATATCAATGCTTGTATATTTGTACAATAATAACCTCTAGACATATCCGCAAGCGGTTTATTTGGGTACTTATTACGCCAAAAGAATTGTTGCATTTGTTTATAACGCAGTTTCGGGTTGCGCTCTATATATTCTAAAAACTTGGTTGCAGTGCTTTTATTTTTCATTTTTAACCTCTCTTTGTTTGTTTTGTATTAATGTGTTTTTATATTGGTTGCGCTCTTGCTTTACGTGGTAAAGTCTCACATAAAGCGCAATGATAATAATAATTAATATTATACTATCCATTTTTAACCTCTCTTATTTAATATGTTATTAACTGTTTTCTTTTGTGTTCCGTGCGCCGGAAAGTATACAATTGATTTGCGCGTTTTAACCTCGCATAATTGACACGTTGCACAACTTATGTTATTGTTTTCTGTTGTTGCAGGACATTGAACAAACTGCTTACCGCCTTTTTTAAACGCGCCTTTTGTGTTACTATCCGCAACAGATACAACCGGGCCAACATTTAACTTGCTTAGTTCTATAGCTTCATCAATACTATTACCGGATAAATTCACAGTGAAACCGGCTTTATTCATTGCTTTAATAATTACGCCGTTACCGTGCTTTTGTGGGTCGTAATGCGTGTAAGTAAAACCGCGCTTGCCTTTATTAGCCTTGGTTAACTCTTCGCATGCGTCACCGTCTAAACGTTCATTGTTTCCGGGGAGATCACCGGCTTGATTGTGTCGCCACAGTTGGCCTTTTGGTAGTGCTTTTATTTTACTTAAAAACTCTTTGAACGTGTCACCGCGTAAACCGTTAGTGACTTTGTTCCAATGCCAACTTACCGGGCCGGTTTTAGCATAACAACCGGCGTCAATAAATGGACATGACGGCGGACATGTTGACGCTTCTGTAGTGCTTACCGGTATTGGTCCAACTTTACTATTGGATGAAACTCTTGATAAATGTGTAATATACTTATTCATTATTCTAACCTCTCACAGTTTGTTAATTAATATGCTATAATTTATCGATAATATTTTACAATTACTAATTATTTGTGAACATTATTTATAAAACAATTCCGGGTTTGATCAATACAAAATAGACGCCGGACGGCCGGACCTAGTTTGTAATAGATTGTGTTACATTGTGCCGGTCACCGTCGATTGGATACGGTTTTATAATCCGTTTTTTGTTGCATTCTTTGACTGGACAGTGCAGCAAGGCCGACTTTTTGATTTCCACGAAGTCACTCCCTAAAAATTTTTTTTCTTT